CCGAGATTGCCGTATATATCAATTCAGAGCTTTACACCGACTGGCAATGGGCCAGCGACGTCGAAGATCGCATCATCTTCAATGAGCCTATCCCTGCTGGCATCGAGGTGCTCATCAAGCGTACCACTGACCTCAGCAAGCTGCGACACTACTTCAGCAAAGGCTCTGCCTTTACCGCTGAGGCTCTCGACGAGGACTTGCAGCAGGTGCTACATATCGCTCAAGAGGCTACCGAGGCTAACCTCTCTGGGAACTTCTACGCCGACATCAATATGCACGGACACCGCGTGCGCAATATCGGCCCTGCTGTGGATGATTCTGATGCGCTTACCTTGCGCCAGTACAAGCAGGATGCTCAGGGTGCTTGGCAAGCACGTGAGCGTGCCGTGCAAGCTGAGCAGAATGCTGCTGCTTCGGCTTCGTCTGCGGCGCAAAGTGCGACTAATGCTGCTGCTTCCGCAGCGTCTGCTGCGCAAAGTGCGACTAATGCCGCTGCCTCAACTTCGGCTGCGGCGCAAAGTGCGACTAATGCTGCTACCTCGGCTTCGTCTGCTGCTGCCTCGGCTACGGCTGCTGCCGCCAGCTTCGATGCGTTTGACGACCGCTACCTCGGGGCCAAGCCCAACGACCCGGTCACGGACAACGACGGCAACGCGCTGCAGGTTGGCGCGCTGTACTGGAACACCACCATCAACGAAATGCGCGTGTGGAATGGGTCGTCATGGCGGGTCGCCGTCGGTTCGCTGGTCGGAAACGCCGACACCGCCACCCGTCTCCAAACCGCCCGCACGATCACCATCGGCAACACCGGCAAGAGCTTCGATGGGGCGGCCGACGTGTCGTGGTCGCTGGACGAGATTGGCGTCCCAGCCAAGGACGGCACCGGTGCCACCGGCACTTGGGGCGTTTCGGTTTCTGGCAACGCCGACACCGCCACCAAACTCCAAACCGCCCGCACGATCACCATCGGCAACACAGGAAAGAGCTTTGACGGTTCCGCGGATGTGACGTGGACGCTGGCGGAGATCGGCGTGAATGCGGCAACAGAAACCGCATCAGGCATCGTCAAACTCGCCACCGCCACTGAGGCGCAGGCGCTCGCTAGCGCCGTCGTGGCTTTGACGCCTGCGCGGCTGGCTGATGCCTTCAAGGGTGAGAACCAATCGCTGTCCGCCAACGGCTATCAGAAGCTGCCGGGCGGGTTGATTATTCAGTGGGGAACCCGCGAAGGAGATGGCTCTGTGACATTCCCTATTGCATTCCCGAACGCTGTTTTTCAACTAGCATTTTCTGTAAATACCGCGACAAGTGGGGCGACACCATCTTGCAATACGCTTTCAACAACAGGCGCAACTTTTGATTGGGTCGGCATGACGCTGATTTCTCCGTTCCGCTACATTGTTGTTGGTTACTAAGAGGAGGAATAATGTTCTATTCCGCAACCACTGGCGGCTTCTACACCGCCGAAATTCACGGCGACAACATCCCTGGCGACGCTGTTGAGATCACCGAGGCCGAGCACGCTGCGCTGCTTGAAGGGCAGTCCCAGGGCAAGCTCATCGTGGCCGACGAAAGCGGCCACCCGATCCTGCAAGACCCGCCACCCCCGAGCCCAGAGCAGATCATGTCGCGCCTGGAGGCTCGCGTGCAGTCTTGGCTTGACGAGCAAGCGCGAGCGCTCGGCTACGACGACATCAAGTCGGCGGTCACCTACGCCGACGAGCCGGTGGTCCCGAAATTCCAACAGGAGGGGCAAGCGCTGCGCCGTCTGCGCTCGCTGGCATGGGCGCGGTTCTACGAAATCTTGAACGAGGTGCAGGCCGGGCAGCGCCCTATCCCGACGGAGGCGGAGTTGATCGCTGAGATGGAGGCGTTGAAGTGATCCAGATCAATGTTCTTGGCACTTACAGGAGGTGAAAAATGGCTGAGAAGAAGACCGCAGCTAGCGTCGCAGAGCTTGCTGAGCTGCATCGGCTGATTGCTGCTGCTCTCAAGCAGCGCATCGAGCAGGACATGCAGGATGGAGTTCCTACGGATGCCGCAACACTCGGTGCGGCTATCAAGTTCCTCAAGGACAACGCGATTACCGCTGACCCTGCTGATGCTGATGAGCTGCACGCTCTGCGCGAACGCCTCAAGCAAGCCGCCGAGGAACGGCAGCGTGCCAAGCTCAAGCAAGGCTCTGAGGCTATCAAGACCGGCACAGGGCCTGTGGCCCTCTTTCCAATCGACGAGGATGACTTCTGACAGGAGCTAGTATGAGCATGCCAGTTCAACTGCGTTTCAAGCACGCAGAACTTCTTGCCGAGCAATACGCTGACTTCAAGGACTTCGCTGCGGATGCAATGCGTTTCCTTGGCTTTTCGCTTACGCCAATCCAAGAGGACATTGCTGAGTACATGCAATCCGGTCCTCGCCTGCGTATGGTGATGGCTCAGCGTGGCGAGGCGAAATCGACGCTAGCGTGCTTGTATGCGGTCTGGCGGCTCATACAGCGCCCTAGCACTCGCGTCCTTGTTGTCTCGGCAGGTGAAGATCAAGCCCTCGAAGATGCTACGCTAATCGTGCGCTGCATCATGACGTGGGATATTCTCACCTGCCTGAGACCTGACAAGCAGCAAGGAGACCGCACTAGCGTAACCGCCTTTGACGTGCATTACGCACTCAAGGGGCTAGACAAGTCTCCAAGCATCGCTTGCGTCGGTATCACCTCGAACCTGCCCGGTAAGCGTGCTGACCTGCTGATTGCGGATGACGTTGAGAGCAACCGCAATGGTCTGTCCGCTACGCAACGCCAGCAGCTTCTGCAGGCCACCAAGGAGTTCTCCAGTATCTGTACGCACGGAGACATCTTGTACCTCGGTACTCCGCAGAGCAAGGACAGTATCTACAACACGCTACCGCAGCGTGGATTCGATATTCGCATCTGGCCTGGTAGGTATCCTACCGAGGAAGAAGAAAGCCGCTACAACGGGCGTCTAGCGCCCTGTATCGTCAAAGCCATGCAGGAGAACCCTGCACTGCGTACTGGTGGCGGTATAGACGGCTCTCGCGGACAACCTACTGACCCTCTGCGCTACACGGACGAGGAGCTGATTGAGAAAGAGCTGGACAAAGGGCCAGAGGACTTCCAGTTGCAGTACATGCTGGATACCTCTCTGGTCGATGCTGTGCGCTTGCAGCTCAAGCTCTCGGACCTTGTAGTGGCCAATTTCGGTGCGGATACCCTACCAGAGATTGTAGCCTGGCAAGCTGCTGCAAAGTACGAAGTAACCCTTGGGCCTGACTTTCCTGTGCCTGGTGCGAAAATGTACTACGCAGCCCCTAGCGAAAGCGCCTTTGTGCGCCCTAAAGACATCTGCATGTACATAGACCCTGCTGGTGGCGGTGCTGACGAGATCGGCTTTGCTGTAGCCACTGCGGTAGGGCCGTATGTGCATGTACTCGATGCTGGCGGATTGAAAGGTGGCCTTACGCCAGAGAATGAGCAAGAGCTTGTTGAAGTTGCCAAGCGCAACAACGTTACGCGCATCAAGGTGGAATCGAACATGGGGCATGGCCTTTTCGAGACGCACCTACGCGCTATCTTCAACAAGCACGGTATGCCAGAGCTTGCTAGCAACATCAAGGGCGAGTACAGCACTGGACAGAAAGAGCGGCGCATCATTGATTCGCTGGTATCCAGCATGCAGCGGCATAGGGTTGTCGTGCATCAGCAGGTGTTCGCCTCTGATGCAAAGTACTTGAAGCAGCACAGCCTCGATCAGAGAGCGCAGTACAGCCTCTGGTATCAGATGGCGAACATCACTACGGACCGCAATTCTCTGCCGCACGATGACCGGCTAGAGGCTTTTGCAGGTGCGGTACGAGAGTTCAAGGCTGTACTCGATCAGGATGAGCACAAAGCCGCGGAAATGCGCAAGCAGCAGGAACTACAGAAGTTCTTGCAAGACCCTATGGGGTACGGGCTGGAAGTAGAACGCACAAGCGGCACTAGGGCCTTGCTGAAACGGCAAGGAAACCGTCCTAGCCCTGTTCGAGCTAGGCTTTGGAGATAACAGGGAAAGCCATGAATATCCTAGCTAGAGCCACCATAGCTGTACAGCAATCAACAAGCGACTTTCATAACTGGTGCAGTAACTTCTGGAGGGATACTTTGCAAAAGAATAGTACTACTTTGGCATATATCAGCTCATGGATTACCACTGCAATAGGTGGCCTTACTTTGCAAGAGCTTGCAATTTGGGTAGGTATTCTGAGTACCGCAGGTACATTCCTTTTGAATGCCTGGGTGAAGATAAAGGAGCAGAAAAGAAATGACGCTCGCTTGGCTGAGGAATCTCGCAGGGAAGCTGAGCGTCATGCTGCTTTGCTGGAGGCTATCCGAGACAGAGATAGGAAACTAGGAATCGACATTGACTAGGAGTAGCTATGTTCTCATTACTGGAAACGATTCTCAATCGTATTTTCAATCGCAACAAGAATGCAAACAAGCCTGATGAGGCTCTGGCTGACACCAAGCCGCAGCAGGAGCTATCGCAGCAAGAGCTATCGCAGCAGCAGCAGCAGCAGCAGCAGGAACCGCAGCAAAGCGCTGCCAAGCAGCTATTCAAAGCTGCCTCACTGAGCGCAGGAGCTGCTGCTGTTGCTCTCATCACTACCTACGAGGGATTGCGCCTTGAGGCTTACAAGGACCCTGTGGGTGTCTGGACGATTTGCTATGGCAGCACCAAGAATGTACAGCCTGGTCAAGTAGCCACTTTGCAAGAGTGCGAGAACAGGCTAGGAGCGGATGCTGAAGAAGCTGCTAATGCTGTTCGCAAATACGTTCAGCACCCTATTACGCAAGAGCAATTCGATGCTCTAGTCGATTTCACTTTCAATCTTGGTGCTGGAAATCTCAAGAACAGCACGCTCTTGCGTAAGCTGAATGCTGGCGATTGCTATGGAGCTGCTGAGGAATTTCGTAGGTGGGTATATGCTGGAGGACAGGTTCTGCCTGGATTGCAGAAACGCAGAGAGGCGGAATACGAGCTGTTCCTGGCCGATTGCCAGTACTGGCCTGAGTACTCCAAGGAGATAGCAAATGCTAATTGATCGGGTAAAGAGAATCGCAATAGCCGCTTTCCTCGCTTTCTTTGTAGGCTATTCCTTGCACCTATTCATAGCTCGGAATAAAGCGGAGAAAGAGCTTGCTGTAACTATCGAGCAACGCAATAAAGCAGCGGCTGATGCAATCCTTTCAAAGCGCATGGCTGATGCTTTGCTAGAGCGCATAGAGCTTATGCAAAGCACTTACTCTGAGAATGAAAGAAAGCTTCTTGCTGTCATTCAAGAGCAGAGAGAGCTATTGGATAAGCATCAACAAGATTGCGTAAAGGGAATGCAAAAGCTCAAGGATGCTTTAGCTAAAGAGCATGATAATGCTCGCATAGCCGTAGCTGCTTTGCAGTCCTCTATCGAGCAATACGAAGCTATGCTCTCTGCAACTACTGATGAGCTTATTGCTGAGAGAGCTAGAGCGGATTACGCAGAGAATCTCTATGCGCTTCAAAGGATTGAGATGCAGAAAGCTCTCGATCTTCTTAGCGAAATAGAATACTCTCTCAAGGAGAAAGAGAATGCGAATTGAATCCTATAAGAGCTTTCTGCTAGCTGCTAGCTGTATTGTGCTATCTGCTTGTAGCTCTACTCCGAGTAGCTCTAGCTCCATTTCTGATGCGGAATTGGAAAGAGTACGAGATGCTATTTCCTCGCCTATTCCTCAGGTAACGATTGTAGAGAAACCTGTAGCTGGTATCCCTGAGGTTCAGCTTGTACCTGAGCGAGAGCTAGTGCTGGTACCTAGCATCTCTCCGAGCTTGGATAGAGCTTGTGCAGTACTCGCAGGTACTAGAAACCCTCAGGAACCCACCTCCACCCCTATAGTCCCCTCCTCCGCCCTTGTGAATTTGCCTGAGGTGCTGCTCTTGCCTGAGGCTAGCAAGGAGCTACCGAGCAGGGTGCGATCTACCCAATCCTGTGAGTAGCTCGGTACTGCGTACCTTGCGAATAACAGGTTCCTACCGCTTTGCGAGTAACTCGGGGACTTCATCCCCTCGTGAATGCCTCTAGGACGCGAATACAGGCCCGTAGAGCCGTTTTTAGGCCCTGGGGTATCCTACCCTACGTACTCGATGCTAAAACGGCTCTAGCGGGCTTCTAGGGCCTTTTACGGGCATTTGCGGGTTCTGAGGCTTTAGCTCTGCTGGTAGCTGGCTAGCCTCAGCTATTCGATAGCTAGCTAACAATTGGTGGATTTCCCAGTGCTGGCAAGGCTTTCCTGGCTTTTGGTGGCTAGCAGTGGCTAGGGCCTGGGGCTTTGTGGCCCCAGGCCCCTGCTGCTCGATGAGGCTTTTGGTGGCTAGCGAGGCTCAGGTCATAGACCTTCGGCAAGCCTCAGAGCCTGCTGAGCGGAATCGAGGGCTCCTACCGCTTTGCGAATGGCCCTAGGACGCGAATAGAGGCTCTCTGAGCCGTTTTTTCGGGTAGGGGTAGGCTACCCTACGTGGAAAGGCTCAGAAAGGCTCAGAGAGGCTTCTAGGGCCGTTTGCGGGGATTTGCGGGTTCGGTGGGTTCAGGCTTGGGCTACGCAGTGCTACGCAGTGCTGCGCTTCGCGTGCTGCGCCTTTGGCGCATACGCTCTGCGTGCTGCGCATAGGCGGGATATGCAAGGCTTGGAGAAGGCGCATGGAGAAGGCGCAGGAGGTGAAACCGAAATTGCTGAAGTCGTGTGAGTGGCTTTCCGACCCCAGGCACTCGCCGCTTCCCCCGTACGGGTATGCGAGAGCTTGCGAGAGCTCACGAAGCTCTGCGAGAGCTCACGAAGCTCTGCGAGAGCTCACGAAGCTCTGCGAACCTCTGCGAGAGCTTGTGAGAGCTTGCGAGAGCTTGTGGGAGCTTGTGGGAGCTTCTGCCGGTAGCGGGGGATAGTGAGGAATGGTGCTAGTGGGTACTAGTGGGTGCTAGTGCTATCGTGAAGCTTTGCCCGTTTTATCTCACATATCTCGCATATCTCACATATCTCGCACTAGCATCAGAAAGCTTCTAGAGAAGAGCTTATATCCTCTAGTATCCTCTAGTATCCTCTAGTATCCTCTAGTATCCTCTAGTATCCTCTAGTATCCTCTAGTATCCTCTAGTATCCTCTTATATCTTACGATGAAAATTAGCCTGTTTGAAAGTAGGGATATTGCGAATTCTCTAAAGATTTCAATGGGTTACTAGCACTCCCTTAGGGCTTTTTATGCAGCATTCGTCATAAGGGTGTTTGACGAACACTATCGAATTTCTGAGGGATATAAAAAGATTCAATCAAAAAAATTCGCGAAGTGTCTTGACAATGCTTCCTCGCTGACCTATGATACGAACCATGCGAGCACGCACTAGTGCTTGTACCTGGTCGAAGGTCTAGGCAAGACCTGAACGATTCCTCGCGTGCCCGAGCCGATATTCGGGCGAAAGGAGGGCCAAGGCGAGAACCTTGGCATGCGCAGACGCCAAACTGCGCCGGCTGCGGTAAGTCGCAGCCGATAGCACTAAGCGCTTTCACCGAGAGCGTTTAGCGCTATCACGTGATAGCGTACAGACCAAGGAGATGAAAATGGAAGCTTTTATCAACAATGCGAGCATCGTCAAATTCTATGCGCCAGTAGGAACTTGCCAGCATGAGATTTTCGAGTTCGTGCGCCAAGTAGGGGGTGCAACTATCTACCGCGCACGTGGAGTTTGGGAAAGCAACCAAGGCGAAATTTTTGATGA